TATATTCTCCGGTCTTGATGAAGTGGTGATGAATGTCCAACACAAGAGCCACGTGGTCAGCCACAGCAAGAGTAACGTCAAGGCCATAAGATATTTCGTCGTTTTCGATGGTGATGAGGTTTCGCGCTTCGGGGCTGAGACGCCCCAGGCTGCGCAGGAACTTGTCGGGACCGCCCTTGCCCGACAAGTGTACATTGATACCAAATCCATGATCGTGCCAGGCAGCACCGTAGCCCATCCAGCGCGCCATGTCGGCATGGTATTCAAATTCTTCTATTGATCGTTCCACGATGCCGTCAGATTCGGATGCCAGCACGCAGAACTGTCCGGGGTGGAAATCCAAGCGCACACCCAGTTCGCGAGCACGGTCACCGATGGGGCGGAATATGGTTTCCAGATGTCGCTGGATGTCGGCCTGCTGCCACCAGGCTTTCCAGTTGGGCTCGGTGTAGCCCTGCAACATCTCAGATCCCAGGCGCACCATCCTCAGTTCGGGACGCAGCGCACCCACAGTCTCGACCATCTTCAGGGCAGCGGCCGCGTTGTGGTTCATGATATCCCACTGACGCTGTTCGGCTTCCTCAGGATGTTCGCGCAGCCAGCGCATGGTGGTCGATCTGCCATTTAGTTCGCGGTTGGCAGCATTGACCTTCATGCCCCTGCACTCAGAAGGATCGGTTAACCATTTACAGCAAAAACCCACTCGAGGTGTCATTGAAGATCCGATCAGTGATTAGATCAACAATTGTAACGCATTGTTCATTGTGTCGCAAGTGAGATTGGCGACAGTTTGGTAACTTTTATCTATATGCTCACAATCTATGGCCACCCATTGTGTGTTGGGCATGTTCGAAATAGCACTGCGCATCAATCCATGCCGATTGATGATTTTGTGCCGTGCAAAACGGTCATTGACAGTTTCTGGCACTGTCCAATCGAATCCAGCGATCAGCACTATGTCACTGCTGGCACCGGCCAGATGCAAGGCCACGATGTCTTCAACATCGTCCAATTCTCCGTCATAATCGCCATCATAAAGCCGCACACCCACGGGCCTGGCCAAAGGTTCGTAGAGATTTCTCGGGATGTAGAAGTTGCAAACAGCCTGGAAAGCACGATCCAACAGTTCGCGTGCTTTTTGCTGCTGATGACAGACCACGTTGTCTGTGTTGCATGCACGCCAGGTCTGCCATGAACCCCAAACAGGGCCTACGCGCTTGATCTGTTCCACACTGATGGTAGGATCCAGACCGTAGCCAGCGGCTACTACCCAACTGATTTTCACACCACTGCCTTCAAGGGTTGCCAGCGGAATGCACCAAGACACACCCATGCGAATGGTTGTCCGTCGTTGGGATCGCTGTTGAACACGATGTCACCGCGTGTGCCAGAGTATCCCGGAACCTGGCTGGCAAAACTGATGCGGTGACGATCAATACGGAAGTTTTTCACGGACACCAAACCGTCCGTATCTATGTCTAGCCATGCCTTGCGATTCACGCCCAGACTCAGTGTCTGCTGCCTGGCAGTGCCTAGGAAAGCATGGTTCTGCCGCAACTTGCCTGCCACCACAGTGACTTCTTCGTCCCACACACTGAGAGCCATTTCGGGATCCGCGGTATTGATGCCCAACCGACGTGGACGCACATGCACAGTTTCGCAGAGATCTGTGCTGCCGATCACGGCCAAGCGATCGAGATTGCCTACAGTTTGTAATTGGCTATGCCGCACCACAGGATTCAGCACGCCGTCCTTGATCAGAGGTGTTCCGCGGATGATCACTTCCTGGAATTCAATGCCCTGTGTCTTGGCTCGGGCCAGCACGTCGGCCACTAAATCCTGCCGCCACTGATCTGTGATCATGGTCAGCGTATCCTGGGCTATCTTGTTGCTGAGTTCATTCCAGGATCGGTTGTCGGTGTTCACGGTGCCTGTGAGTATGAGATCTCGCACCTCTAGTGTGTCTCGGATCTTGGCCTTTTCCAGTTGGGCGTGGCCCAGGCATGAGAAATCATGATCCACGGTGACTTGGCCCGGGGTCAGGCTCAGTTCCAGATCATCTGCGCTGTCTTTGATACCTCGGGTGGCAAAGTCCTGTTTGAGCCGATCCTGCCAGCGATCGACACCAGCATCAATCTCAGATCGGATCAGGCTGTTTATATCCACTGCACTGAGCCACTCACCCAGTTTCTGCACATAACTCTGCATGATCAAGGCTTCGATCTTGGAGATCCACACCGGATCCAACATGATACTGGCCATGCTATTCTCGATTTCTCGCTCCACGGCCTGATCGATGGTTCTGATCACAGTGACTGGATCTATGTACTGGGAGATGCCAGGCACATGTCCCTGTTCCAGTAGCGTGCGCACACTGGATTTCACAGTTTCAATGAGATCCGGCACTGTTTCAATGTTGCTGAACCGAGCAGTGATGCGATCCTGCACATGCTGCACGATGCGTTGTTCTAGGTCTCGAGTCCAGGCATCGTCAGTGATCACCGATGACACAAAATGATCCACGGCTGATCGGATCTGTTCCTGCACGAATTGTTCCATGTTCCGGGTTTCAATCATGTTGTCTCCAAAGGTCCAAGGTCACGCAGTGGAATCCGCCACCCAGGGTTCGGCTGTGCCGCAGGGTCATGGGCACCACAGTGAATCTGGCCCGTTCTAATTTTGTAATTATGTCTTTTTGCGCGGCATCTACTATAACAGTGTCAGGAGAGATGCTGAGACAGTTCATGCCTATCCATCGGGAGGCATAAGGATACTGGTAAAAATCTTGGGGCACACAGTCTTCAATCCAGATTTTCTGCCAATCTTGGAAGACGTTGGGGCATGTCTCAGGGCTCACGCGACTGGCATTCAACATCACTGTGCCCTCGCACAAGGGTGCTATTGTGCTGTCTATATGCACACCGGCATAAAAATTGCAGAGTTCGATGCTGACCGATGGGAATTGCTGGCACAACCAATGATAGGCTGCACGATTGCCGCTGCTGCTTTCCAGGAACAACCAGGAGTCTCCGAGCCGACATATATTAGCAGCGTCAAGGGTCATGCCCTCGTGCCTGGGCATGTGTAGATATGCCGCTGCTGCATCTACCACAGCATGGTAGGCTTCCAGTTCAAGGTCTCGGCAAGGATACATCATGGCAGGATCAACCACTGTGTCGCCTGCTATCAGCAAACGGTCTCTAGGACAATAGTTGTACATGCCTCCACGAGCCACAAAATCTATTTCGTTGGGTCGACGTACCTCTGCTCCGGCCTGTTGTAATACCCGGATCAACTGATCAAGATCTTGCTCAGTTTCCTCGATGATCCAGTGGGGCACAGCGCCGGACGGTACCAGAGAATCGCGCCAGGAGGTTTTCTCGGCTTCTTGGGCAAACACTGGATCTTGACTGGGCCAGTTTGCGTTCAGTGCCGAGCCCACTATCACGGAGCGCAATGGATCCCATTCGTTGCGGCTGTGAATTTTCAAAGGTGTCCAGTGATCTGCAGAGTGTATCTCGGCTCAAGGCCGATGTTGGCGGCCATGTGAGGCACGTCATAGCACCACTCCACCACGGTGCCTGCCCGCCATTTTACAAAAGGCAGTCCATCTACTTCCAGATAGTGTCCTGGCTTCCAATCCTCCAGCAGCACCAGAGCACGCCATATAGTGCGTTCTCTGCCCACCAGATCAAACAACCTAACATAGCGACTGTATCTATCTTGATGCACTGGCATCACTGTACCAGTGGCCATCCGGTAATAAGAGGTACCAATGTCTTGCCAGCCGCGTGACTGAAAGATTTCTATGAATCTATTATTCCAACTGGGTTGTCTACCTCTCACGTCAGCCATGTCGCCACATATCTTGGGCTGATAACCTTGCGACAACCATCGTGCAACATCGTCGGGGTCATTGAACGGTTCCTGAAAGTATTGCAGGCCGCGAAATTCGTCGTCCCAGAAAACCTCTATGTTATAGACATTGGTGTCAGGTGTGGATATGGCGGGTGTTGCCATAATGGATGATATTATGAGGTCCTGTCAAAGGCAGACTGCGCCAGGGATCCACTAGTATAGACCCTGATGGGATTTCGCAGTAAAATACATCATCGGCCGCTGATCCGGTATAACCATAGGTCACATGGCGGTTATGTGCTAACAGCATCACAGCAGGTTGATCCAAACTTGTGACCACATCAGTACTATCATCGGCCATGGGATCTATATATCGCACCTGGATTCCATTTTCCCAGATATAGTGTCCCACCAGTGTACTGTAGCTACCAATGCAGTATGGCACATCAGGTTTGTAGGCTTTGCCGTGGATGACGATGGGTCCGGTGAAATTGTGCTGTTTGGCTACATCTATTAGAAAATATGCGAGATTCCGAGCCTGTATTTCACGGGCTCGCATGATGGTATCGAAAATGTCATAACCGAGATCATATTCCTGAGCCAACCAACGCAGCGCGATGTTGTCTCGGGGATGGCAAGCACCAGCATCTCCCATACCTGCTGTCATGTACTTGGGTCCCATGATACGCATGGTGCTTTGCGCCAAGGCATCTGTAACTATATCCACATTGATGTGGCCGATGCGCATGGCGAAATCCTGGATCATGTTGGCCAGGCCTACCTTGGCCGAGATGAATGTGTTGTAGAAAATCTTGATTGCCTCACACTCTTCCCATGTGCCTACTACATATCTGGGATTGTTTTGCATCACGGTCTGGTAGATATCTATCAGTTCACCAGCCAGTGTGGTACGATCACCATCTCGTGTGCCTATGATGACCATTTCAGGATTTACCATGTCCCACTTCACTGATCCCATGGCGATGAGATAAGGATTGTAAAGGAATTGGTGCTTTGGGTCCAGAAGATCCACGAAATGCCGGCGCGTGGTTCCAGGAAGTACCGTAGAAATCAGCACGACACGTTTGCTAGAATCTGCATAGCGATTGATCATGATAATGGCATCTTTTACCGCGTCGTGACCAAAATCTCGTGGTTCCATATGGCTGGAAGGCACTGATCCATCATACCCAAATTCGTGCGGGGTGGGCACGGCAACAAAAATCCAATCGCTGTTCCGTATGGTCTGTTCGGCCGAACAGATCTCTACCGTTGAGCTGTTACGAGCCACAATGTCGTAGCCTCTGACTGTGTGTTTTTGGGCGAAAACTTCTGCGCAGTCCAGGCCCAACTTGCCTAGCCCAATGAAACCAATGTCCATCGATACCTTTCTCGAAATGAATTTGTTCTACTTATGAATAGAGATCCGCGCCGTTGATTAAATCTTTACGACAGGGTCCCAATCTTTGACATTCACGGTGTCTTGCTTGCGTGCCGTGACACGGGCGGATAGATCATGATAGAAAGAATCAATTTCGCCATTCCAACGGCCTACCAGATGCTCCAAGGCATCTTCACAGAATTTCCAATTGCCCAAACCGTAGTTTTTGATCAGTTGGTCGTGGAGATCGCGGTACTGATCCACCTGTGGTAGTTCTTGTATAGGAACATTTTCGATCAGGCAAAAGGCCTGGATCATCTCGCCCTGATCCGCGGTGCGGAAGGTGTCCAAAGGCAGCACCACGTATTTGTCACTGACTTCTTGTATGTTTTGTTGGCCTAGGATGATGTGCATGTTATGCCTGCATGGGTTCCAGTTTGATCTGCAAAGGGTATCCTTCACTGCGAGCACTCACAGTAACTTCAATACCTTTTTGTTCTGCGATTTCATAGGGCAAAATTGCTACCACTGCAGAGCCTTGTTCATGTATGGTCAAGGTTATGGCCTCTGCGTCAAGGGCATTATATGCGAAATGATCAACCAGACTTGCGATCACAAAATCCACAGAGGTCTTGTCGTCATTGAGGTAGATCACGCGAAACATGGGCGGCTCTTTTACATCAACCTTTGCACGAACATTGGTTTGGATGTCTGCATTCGGCATTACGTTTCCTTTATGGACTGTGGGGGCTTTGTTACCCCCACAGATATTTACACAAGATCAAGACTGATAAGATACAGCGATTTTCTTGGGTCGCATGGTTTCGGGAACGATGCGCTCAAGACATACAGTAAGGATACCATCTTTCATGATGGCTTCACGCACTTCAACATAGTCGCTGAGTTGGAACGTGCGCAGGAATCCACGATTGGAGATACCATGGTGCAGATACTCAACTTCTGGGCGAGGTTCAGAACCATGTGTGCCAGAAATCTTCAAGGTACCATCGGCGATTTCCACTTCGATTTCGTCCTGGTGGAAGCCCGCAGCTGCCACCCGGATTTCATAGGTTTCGTCACCGGTTTTCACGATGTCATAGGGTGGATAATTGCCTGAATTGGCGGCCATATCGATGTTGCGGGTGATGCGATCGAACAGGCTGTCGATACCCACAGTGTTGCGGTAGAAGGGGGTAAGGTCAAACGAAGTGATTTTTGTCATCATATTCTCCTTTCAAGTTCAGCAAGAATGACAGTGTGTAGCCCGACCATCGGCACTACATCTGTATTTATACAGGAAAAATCCTAAATGGTCAATACTGTCTGGGCGGCAATTTTTGGCTTTCGACATATCGGCGCCAACGGCTGCGTGCCTGGCCAGCCTTGATTTTACGGCGTGTAGTAGGTTTAGTAAAAGTTTCTCTATTTCTGAGTTCTTGCAGCAGACCTGAATTCTGTATCTTTTTCTTGAACTTCCGCATGGCTTTTTCTACATTGCCATCTGCGACAATCACTGATCTTCCTGTTAATTTCAAACTTTATCCTTTTTGTGTTTGGGCAGTATTTACCAGTGCCGCATCTATCGTCACACGATCTTGTCCTCGGCCGCGATAAAGATGTATGTCATACATGTGCGCCATCAATACACGTTCCATTTCTGTATGCAGAGCACGTGCACCGGTACTGGTCTCCATGGCCCTGGTAACCAGACTATCAATGGCATCCGATGTAAATTCTAAGGTGATGTCATCTTGAGCAAACAACCATTGGTACTGCTGGATGAGGTTGTTCTTAGTTTCGGTCAAGATTGCTCGCATATCTGCCCGGTTCAGGGATTGGAGTGTGACAGTGTTAGGAAAGCGGCCCACAAATTCTGGTATCATTCCAAAACGCACCAGATCATCTGGTGTCACAGATCTCGCTGTCTGTGATAGATCTGTGCCCGGGGTGGAATGAAAACCAATAGCGGTGCCTTGCATCCTTTTTTTCACAATGTCATCTAGTCCAACGAATGCTCCGCCTGCAATAAACAGAATGTTAGCAGTGTCTATCTCGATCATGTCGCCACCAGGGTGCTTGCGACCTCCCATCGAAGGTACGCGGCACACAGTACCTTCCACCAGTTTTAACAGCGCCTGTTGCACACCTTCGCCTGACACATCTCGCGTGATTGATGTGCTTTCGCTGCGGCGTGCTATCTTGTCAATTTCGTCTACAAACACGATACCGCGCTGGGTTTTTTGCACATCGTGCCCACTGTTGTTGTACAGCCGCTGGATGAGACTTTCCACATCATCGCCCACATAGCCTGCTTCCGTTATGGATGTGGCATCGGCGATGGCGAAGGGTACATCCAAAAAACGCGCTACAGTCTTGGCCAACAGAGTTTTGCCTGATCCTGTAGGTCCCAGCATCAGGATGTTGGCCTTGTCGAGTTCCACAGGTGCATCTGTGGCCTGGATCCGCTTGTAGTGATTAGCTATAGCCACGCTGAGCACGATCTTGGCTTCATGTTGCCCGATCACATACTGGTCCAAATACTGTTTTAATTCCCTAGGATCTATAACACGACGATCAGTAGCCGTATCACCATTGTCCTTCAAGAGATCCTGGCACAAAGTCACACATTCATTGCAGATAGCCACCTTGTCGCTGACTATGAGTTTTTGTACGTGATCTTTGTGCTTGTTGCAGAAACTGCAAACCTGTAGGCCGTGATCTGTCATAGATCGGTTCGGAGTCTGGATTCGATTTCGGCTCTTTCGCTGTCTGTGAGCAGTTCTGGATCATACTCACCACGAGAGATTTTTTCAATAAGAAAATCTATGTAGCGTCGATCATGAGCGTAGGTATCGGTCAAGGTTTTGTCAACCAGGATCCAGTCATCACCATTGTATTTGTACAGCCGTGTGGGCAGGACATCGGTCCTGACGAATCTGTCTCCCTTGGTCGGGGAGTAAGGAAATTGGTGGCCAAATCCAAACTCATTCACGATATGATCATCAACAAGAATGTCTTCCCATGGCAAGTGATCTATGCGTCCAATAGACAACAGCCTGCGTTGTTCTTTGAGTGTGCTATCAGGATTCTGTTCTTTCCAGATACGTTTGGCTTCTTTGTAGGGATCATCAGCATCTTGATCGTGGTCGTCGTCATCTGTTGACAGGTCCTGATTGTCGGCTTGCAACGGTTGATCAGATGTCAATTGTGGCGCTGATGGTTCTACGTAGTCCGGTTCACTGACATCATCCAAGATCTGATATTCCACGGGATTGTCTGGTTTGGGTCCTAGCACCGCAGATTCTGGCTCGGATCCAGGATCTGGTTCTGGTTCTGGTTCTGGCACAGGATCTGGAATGACAGGCACCGCGGCTTTCCTGCGCTCACGTTCCCAGCGATAACTTTCCGTAGCAGCCAACAGCATCATGATGGCCAAGGGATCAAACACTATCACCAGGATTATGATTACCCAGCGTACTGCCTTCTCCAAGAGATTGGCGTCGGGATTGTCACCGTAGATCAGGGCCGCGATGTACTTGATGGGTCCAACCTCGGCTTCCACTTTGCGCAGTTCCTTGGCAAAAGGAGCCTTCTCTTCTTGCAGTTTTACGATTCGTGCCTGTGCTTCTTCTATGGTCTTTGTGAGGGTGGCTCTGTCCCGGGCCTGCTGCCTGCGCACCTGCAAGGCACGTTCGGCCGAACTGCGGATCTGGGTGGTGCCATCGCGCAGTTTTATCTCCTGATCAGCAGAGTTGCTGATGTCTGTCACGGCCTTGTCCAACTGACCTAACAAGGTGCGGGCGTTGGCTATGGTGTCTCGTTCGTTGGTGATCTTTTCATCGATCAAGGCCACCTGTGCCTGCACATCTCCGGTGGGTACGGTCTGGTCCAGATGCGCCTTTGACAGGAATCCAAAGATGCCCATGCTGGTGATCACCATCAGCGTGAACACCGCTGGCACCAGATAGATCTTCATGGTGAGTTTGACTTCGCGCCAGTATTCGTGCAGCCACACCGTCACTACCAACTTGGCTGCTTCTAGGATGGTGCCCATGATCACGATGGGCCATACCGCGGCCGCGAATATGGCCGTGAGTCCAATGATAGAATAAAAAGCAGCCACGGCCGAAAGGCACAATGCCACGAACAGCATGAGATAGGTCAAAAGCATAATCGATTATTTACCGCTCTGGTATTTGGCATCGCTCTGCACCTGCAGGCTCATTTTCACGGCGATCCAGGTAGCAAAACGCGGATCTGGCACTTCAAACCAAACCGGTACTATCTGAACGCGTGGGCTATGTTTGCTGCCCAGTTTGCGGCGCACCTTGCTCATGCCGCGCCAATTAGATCCGAACCATTCTCGGCACTCGCGCATGATGCCATACCACTGTTCCTGGGTAGAGACCATGAACCAAAATCGGTGCAGTTCCGGGGCCGTTTTTCCAAGTGGATCGAGTTGCTTCGACATAATAGTTAGAGATCTCCGATTCGATACAGTTCTTGCTACCTGCTTTTCACCTGCCACTGGCCTGGCGTACTCCCCACAGAGAGGTCCTGTTGGACATCATGTGGGTTTTGACGTGATCCTGGGTGGCTGATCACATCGCCCGGTGCCACACCCTTGTAGGACTTCCCAAGTCACTGCTGTCGCCACGGCACACCTTCCCGGGTGCGTGCCGGACCTGCGCCTACCATCGCCCCTTCACTGCCATAGTATTTTAGCACGGTTCTGTTGCGAAGTCAACAGTGCTGACGCCAGTTCTCCAGTATTGGATCATAATCAGCCAACCGGATGGATCGAGATTGATCCAGCAGATCATTGAAATGGAAAAATTCTGCAAGAGTGGCGGCCTGATATTGTTTATCAGAATCAAAAAATGCCACATACCCATCAATGCTGCTAGCGAACAAGGGATCATTCCGGTAACAGGACATGCGCTGTACCTGTCTCAACGATTCCAACACGCGTGATCGATCTGGAAAAAGCCAAGGAGAAAGATAGTGCGGTGATTCCACTATCTGGCAGTGTACCAGTGTGCCAGGAAAACAGTCATCAATGAACCGATAGAGTTCGTGCAGACGATGTATGTTGTAGATAGATACCGTGGTATTGACTGTGACTTTGCGTCCTTGATCTCGGAGATACTGCCAATTCTTTACTATGGCGTTCCAGTTACTGGGCCAACGTATGTAATGATTGAGATCACCGTGGCCATCAATGCTGAAAATAAATTGTAGATTGCAAAAATGTCTCAATGCCTGCCGGAACTTTTCGCTGAGTTTGGTACCGTTGGTGTTGATCAACAGCTCAAAATCAGTGCGACCTTCTCGGATACATTTGGCTAAAAAATCATAAGTCTCGGTCATCACCAAAGGTTCGCCGCCGGCGATGTAGAGTTTTTTGAGATTGTCAAACTCTACAATGTCAAATCCACCACCGAATTTTTTTGCCGGTGACTGCGAACGATCTATCAATCCAATCTGTCGATATTCCCGATCGATGAGATGGCTACTGTTGGGTCCGCACATCCTGCACTGCAGATTACATTTGTTGCTGGCCCGCACTTCATAGTACACCGGTTGCTTGACCTCACAAAAATCTTGCATGGTCTTGAAGCCCAGTCGGTTGGCCCATTCCATTGTTTCTTGCTTCCTGGCGCTGACAATACCGAGATCTTCGAGCGCATAACAAGACCCACAATGCTCTGGAATGCGTTTACCCGCCAACATCTTTTGTCGGATGACCTGATAATTAGGATCTGTTTTGTAATCTTTGAGTTGGTGTATCGGTGTTATAGGTCTGGTAGATCTGCAACACACTGTGGTGTTCCCTCGATCCACCAAGAGTTCGATAAACGGGAAAGCGCAGAAACTGGGATTGGTATCTACCAGTTGCTTGAAATAATTAACTGATTGCGGGAATGATGGATCCAGAAATTTGACAGGGGCCTTTACACCTTTCAACACCCTTATGGTGTTATAAAATGCGTCTGGATGGCTCCATTCCTCTACTGGTTGATCCAACATTATCATCATGTCAAACTCGTTACTGATGTCAATCAGGCGGCCAAATTCAATGTCGTAGATGCTGGAATGATAGTATCCAGGGGCTTGGTAATCTTGAGATAGAAGTGGCCGATCAATCTCAGACAGCAGTCCGTGACAATGGCTGCCAGATGCGGCAGCCAACTGTTTGGTCAGTGTGTCGGTGTCTTCAGTATTGTTGCCGAGACACAGCACTTTTACTTTATTGGATCTGGAATCCACTAGCAGTAAGTTTTTTCCATAGTCTCTTGATGCGCCATTTCACATAGGCCAACCATTCACGAGGATGGATTTTCATATGATTTCCTTTCTAACAAGATACCAACACAAGCAAACACCAGGCCCATACCTAAGGCCCATAAGTTCGACATGACCAAGGCTTCCACGGCCATGACCACCACAGCAAACCACAAGATTACCCTAGCCGACATTGTACCTCCCGTACCATAACTGGACCCTCCTGATCGTTCACTGATGCCTTGTATGTTGTGGCCCAATACAGACAGTCCGCGTAGTTGTCATAATGATCCGGCAACGTGATTGTCATTGACAGATTGGTCACTGTGGAAAAGATGGCTGCTACTATCACATACATTAGATTTTCTCCCCTGCTTCCCAGCCCCGGAATCTCACGAACCGGGGGAATCTCAGGCTGTAGGTTCCGTCTTGGTTTTGCGTGACCGCATCCGCCTCCACTTCCACGACTCGATCAAGTAGGTCACTCCTATGCTTCCAGAACTCATCACGATCGCTATCACGCAGACCGCTGCCAACATTAACACGAATATCACGTCCATTGTCTACTCCTTCGCAAATCAATGCACCCAACCGGCCCAGGTTCCTGCCGGTGCCTTCTTCCGTTCCCACAATATTTAAGTCTACCGTGATGGTGGGCTTCCACTTCATCCAGAAACTGCTCCTGCGGCACCCGTAGGGAGCATCCAGTTCCTTGATCATGATGCCTTCGTAGCCCTCGGCCACAGAGGCATCCGCAAACCTGCGCAGGATGTCATGCCCTTCTGCGGCGTTGAGATCCACGGTCATGCCCGGCATGATCTGGATGGCCGGACAGTAATCCGCCAGCACATCCCGCACGGATTCCAGTTTGCTTAGTCGCTTGTGTTGTTGTGCGTTCCAATAACCCCTATGGAAATCTTCCATGGGCATGACATCAAACACATGATAGATCGAATCTGCGGCATCAGCATCTTTTTTCCTCTGTGCCTGGCGCATCAGGGCCTGGAATGATTCACCCACGATCTCACCATCCAGCACAAAGTCGGTGCCGGTGTTGAACATCT